CGATTTTTATGATTTCAATCAATTAAGTGGTGGGATGAGAAGGTAGAAGAGAGAAGAAACAGAGAAAAGATTCGTAAAGAAAAAATAGCAAGACTATATCCTAATAAGAAATGAACCCTCTACATATCTTACCGATGTTCATTGCAATCTTCTCAGGAACAGTTGTTATTACGACACTTATGGTCGTGATGATGTCACAAATGATGCCTGAGAATTGACAAAGCATTCTAAATACTGTATAATTGTATGAAGATTACAGTATACGTATGAGAAATCAGATAGTCTCAGCACTCCTAGCACATGCACAAGGAGATATCCAAAAGCATAAGATGAATGTAGAAGTGTACCTAAACAACGCTGTTGGTATAGGTGAGCATTCAAATGTTATGGAAGCAATTGAAGAAGAACTTAATATGATTGCTAAGTATGAAGATCAAGTATCAGTGATCAAAAAACATTTTTTGATTAAGGATCAAGGATAATGTTAGCAGCAGAATTAAAGACAGGCACCAAGAGATCCCACACAGCAGCAGAGAGCACTAAGTTTGTGGGGTCTTTTCTGCGTGGTGTAATAAGTGAACAGAATTATAGAACGTTAATAAAAGATTTCTACTTCGTATACTCTGCATTAGAAGAGGAGATGGAGAGACTAGAGGATGATGAGTTCCTCAAACCAATCTACTTCAAGGAATTGAATCGTTTAAATTTTTTAAAATGGGACTTGAGATACTACTATGGTCCTAACTGGATGATGGAGGTCAAACCATCTGAAGCATGTATTCAATACACAGAGAGGATACATGAGGTAGCAGACAAAGATCCCTACTTATTAGTAGGACATCATTACACAAGATACCTTGGTGACCTATCTGGTGGACAGATACTGAGGAACATAGCAGAGAAAGCACTAGACCTACCAAAGGGTGAGGGTCTACACTTCTATGACTTTCCTAAGATTGATGACAAGAAAGCATTCAAGACTAAGTACAGAGAGGGATTGGATAATGTCACCTCTGACACCAGTAAGATCAATGACATCATTGCTGAAGCAAACTATGCATTTAGATTGAACATGTATATGTTTGATGAATTGAGTGGTGATTCAAAAGATGCATGGAACTCAGCAGCAAAGGTGTTCATTCAAACTTTAGTAGGAGCATTTAAAAAAGGATGATCATCTTCTCTTTTATACTTTCATTGTTTGCTAATCACTTACCAGTGATGTACGTTCAAGTACCTCAGTGGGCAGATGATTGGGCGGTATGTGCTGTAGATATACCTGACGCTAAGTGTCATTGGTATGTCATGGCACCTGACAATACATTCGGTGAAGGATTTGATTGGGAAGAAGCACCATGGTTTGATGCTAATGGTCTCAATGACGTAGCACCTATGCAAAAGGAAACAGTAGTACAAAAATTACAGAACCAATGAAAAACTATCACATTTACTTTAATGGACAGTGTTTGTTCAAAAATTTAAACGAGAGTGAGTTCCAAGTTATATGGGGTAGGTTGTATCATTCATATTATGGAGAGCAGATAACATTTTCAGAGTGCATAGATGACGCATGTATACAAGGTAAAATAGAAGAGCATTCATATTGAGTACAAATACTCATTGACTTAATTGTAAAGATATCGTAATATAAATAACATGAGGTGTTGTTTTCAACACCTAGCAATGGACTCGAAAGGATCGCCATCCAATGCAAACTGCTCCCAACCAAGACCTCCGTAGGCAGTATAATACTTCGTCTTTTATCCAGTAGTGAGGGATTACTGGAAATAAGTTTCGCATCTACCCTTGATGCCCTACTTAAAACGTCTTACTAATGACAACTCTTTCAAGACAAGGTAAACAACAAGGTTTACTAGCAGGCTGGCCTCAGTTCTGCGAATGGGTAACATCAACAGAAAACAGAATTTATGTTGGATGGTTCGGTGTACTCATGATCCCATGCTTACTCGCAGCAGCAGCATGTTTCATCGTTGCTTTCATAGCAGCACCTCCTGTCGATATCGACGGAATCAGAGAACCAGTAGCGGGTTCTTTCTTGTATGGTAACAACATCATCTCTGGTGCAGTTGTACCATCTTCAAACGCTATCGGTCTACACTTCTACCCAATCTGGGAAGCAGCAACAGTAGACGAATGGTTATACAATGGTGGTCCTTACCAGTTGGTAATCTTCCACTTCCTAATCGGTATCTCAGCATACATGGGAAGACAATGGGAATTATCATACAGACTAGGTATGAGACCTTGGATATGTGTAGCGTATTCAGCACCTGTGTCAGCAGCATTCGCTGTATTCCTAGTGTATCCTTTCGGACAGGGATCTTTCTCTGACGGAATGCCACTTGGTATCTCAGGTACGTTCAACTTCATGTTCGTGTTCCAAGCAGAGCACAACATACTAATGCATCCTTTCCACATGGCAGGTGTTGCAGGTATGTTCGGAGGATCTTTATTCTCAGCAATGCACGGTTCTTTAGTTACATCTTCTCTAATCAGAGAGACAACTGAAACAGAATCACAGAACTACGGATACAAGTTCGGACAAGAAGAAGAAACATACAACATAGTAGCAGCACACGGTTACTTTGGTCGTCTTATCTTCCAGTATGCTTCTTTCAACAACTCAAGAAGTCTTCACTTCTTCCTAGCAGTGTTCCCAGTTGTATGTGTATGGTTAACCTCTATGGGTATCTGTACAATGGCATTCAACTTGAACGGATTTAACTTCAACCAATCAGTTGTTGATGTTAATGGTAAAGTTATCCCAACATGGGGTGACGTTCTTAACAGAGCAAACCTAGGTATGGAAGTTATGCATGAAAGAAATGCACACAACTTCCCACTTGACTTAGCAAGTGCTGAGACAACAACAGTTGCACTAACAGCACCTTCAATAGGTTGACACTGTTAGTAAACTAAGATATAATGAGGGGAAATGCTCCCCTCATTTTTTTTATGAGATTAAATAGTACAAATCATTATTCAGAATGAACCCAGACGACAATCCATTTTGGGGAGAACCAACCCCTTCTGACCTGTGGGATGACATGAACAAGTTAAACGACCTATATGATAAATTACAATGGGATCATAGAGACTACTTAGACTTTAAGATTGAAGGTAATCATATTGTTATTAGAAACAGATCAAGAGAGGGAAGATGAAAGCACCTACGAAAGAAAAAAGAAAGTCTGTCTTTGCGGAGTTTCCATTCTCAACTTTAGGGAATGATACTTACACTAAGGCAGAGGTGAATGCTCTCATTAAGTATGCTATTGATGAAGCAAGAAAGATTGATGAAGAATCAATGCGTAAACATAATCGTGATGCTACTGTCATCAGTATGATATTAGGGTTCACCGCACTCGCACTATTCGTAGATGGTTTGCTAAGATTGTTAGGTATCATTCCTCCATTCATGCACATTGATATTGATGTACTCGATAAGATTGTGGATAGAGTAGAGGTTGATGTCATAGATAAAATTAAACAAGTACCAATTCAAAAAATATTTAATTATGGGAAGTGAAATGTACGCTATACGCGACTTATTATTATCATGTCCTCCAGTGTACACACTACCTGGTACATGGACTAAGTGTAATGCAATCATACCGCATTACAATGCCAATCCAAACATGACGTTTGGTATATCAGTTGCAGTAATCACAGTATTACTGGCAGGTTTTGGAGTGTACAAAGCATTCTTTAACAACAAAGAGTTAGCAGACCCTTGGGATGATCACGATGATTAGTTTCTTACTTTTTAATGCAGGTTTTTTAAACCTCTTATTTTATATCTTTGCGATTGGATTTGTAATCTCACTAGTATTAGAACAAGTTCTTAAGTTCAGACCTCTATCAGTTGATGCGTCAATGAATGAGAGAAACATGTACATTGTACAGAGCAACAGAAGATACTGTTGGAGACAGGCATGGGTGACCAATTTGTTCTGGTTCTTATGTAACATAGGTTTGTATATTATATCAAGAAACATGCAGACACCATCGGATACTTTTTGGAATGGAATATGAAGATAGATACACAGGGCATGTCATTTGGGGATGGTAAGAGTGGCAGAACTCTTGAAGAGCAGCGTGCTGCTATCAAACCAATGCAAGTCAATAAACTCAATATCATATCTGATTCACTCAAGATAGAACTCAAAGATCTTATCAATGAGGTACTAGATGAGAGAGAACACGAAAAGAAACTGGAAGGTCCTTATGATTTTCCAGAAGATGAATCAGATGAATGGCTTTATAGGGGGACATATTGATGCAGTTTCATGGAAGAGATATACAACGTATGCTTCATGCGTGTGAGTATTATGCTGCTGTAGTTCGTACACAGGATGCAACCTTAGGATATCATTACGACAAGACTATCAGTAAGATAAAAGATTATGCACAAGAGATGGACTGCCCTGACTGTTGGGATCCAGAAAGCACATGTAATATAGAAGCACACTATCCGAAAACGTGGGACTGATTACCAGAAAGTCGGAAAAAAAATTCGGGTAATTTTTTACCCCTTAGATTTTTATGTTGATTTGGAATTCAAATTATATAATGCCTTCTGATCTGAAGGATAGAATAAAGAATGCAATAGAGGAAGATCATCTAGATAAGACCAGATTTTATTCCTCTTTTCAATCGGGAGATAAGTTCTCTGATTTATTAATTCCTTACTATTCTGAGGTCATCAAGGATATGATGTCAGACTTGGGGATGTTCAAGAGATCCCAGTATGATTTTAGTTTGTGGTGTCAGATGTATAACTCAGACACTGATAGTCACCCACTTCATGCACACTTCACTAGCAATGAGATCATATCCTTTACACATATCATTGACGCAACTAAACAGAGTTGCTTCTACTTCATAGACGATGATAACAATAAGATATACCCCACACATCAAGAGAGTGGAGACATCTTTGCCTTCCCTCCATGGAGATTACATGGTGTTGATCCAGTAAAAGAGGAGGGTGTTGACAGATTGATCGTAGCAGGTAATATAATGTTGAGATCATATCATAGACCAGAAGATAAAGTATCAGCATATTCTGAGAAGATAGGTAGAGGTCAATGTATATGGAGGTATCATGATTAAAGAATGTCCAGTATGTCAATCACGTTGGTTGGATGATCAACTGTACTGGGCTACAGGTAAGGAAGGATGCCCACATGACCTTGCAGGTCTACTGTGTAATGATATCAAGGATGATGCCTGTATAAATCCTTGTAAAGGTTCTACGTCTGGTCAGACGTGGGAGAAACGAAGACTATTCAACAACGAGGAATTCTAATGACTTGTGGAGATCACGAAAAGATGAACCCAGTTTCACATGCTTTGTATCATGTGAAAGAATGGGACAAGAAAATCGCAAAGAAAATACAGGACAAGTTTAACTTGACTGATTATCAAATGCTTTGTCTTGCATTCGGTAAAGGATTTATCCTAGGAGCAATAGTATTATGAAGGCAGCAATCAAAGGTTTTAACGGTGGTATATGGGCATTCCGTTTAGTATTCGCAGTTGTCATAGCAGAACTTCTTATCGTTGCAGGTGCAGTGGTAGGATGTTTTGAAGAGAAGATCTGCTCTGATGCAGACACACAAGCAATCAAAGAAACGATGCAGGGTTTAGCAACTAAGTCATTCGCATTATATGCTGCTGAAAAAGGCATCACATCTAACTCAAAAAAGGAAGAAGAGTAACCGTCAGTGAGTCCATACATAACTAGGCATAATTACCTAGTCTATGCTATAAATAGAATTGTACTTTGAAAGAGTTCAATGAGAAACCTTCCTCTCAAATCATCCTGTATCATCTTTGGAATCATCTTTGGTACAGGTTGGTTTTTAATACCAATTGCATGGCAGCATCCAATTATTGTGTGACCCACACAATCCTCGCACTCTCGTGATTTATATGCTTAAATAAGGATAATTAATACAAAATATTAGCATATGTTATCAACAGCATACCGCCTTCGGTTAGAGGGTATCTGCAAAGCAATTGCAGCAGACCAAGAAGTAAGTTTAGAAGATATGATATGGGCAGAGAAATTATCTAAAAGGAATACATCTGCAAGAGGTATGCTGAGTCAAGCGAGAAGATTATCAACAGATGAGGATGGTTCATGTCTGAAGTACCTAGACATAGGAGATCCCAAATCAAACAAGAAGGGATTCAGTGGTGCTGATGACATAGCAAACTGGTTTCAGAACAAACGTTCCGATGATTGGAGACAACGAGATTGACACCTGTTGTACATAGTGTTAATATAATGGTATTCATATTGCTAGTGGCAGTATCCTTTGTGATCTATGCTATACTAACTTACGATGATTAAATTTTTACTACTACCTATCATACTGGTTGGGTGTACAGCACCTGTTACAGACCCACCTGCACATGCTTGTAGTCCTCGTTTGGATGGGAAAGAAACTTATTGTCCTGATCCTGATGAAGTGTTCTTACCAAAAGAAGAGATCAGAGGTGAGATAGATGTCTACGATCCGAATCATTGGCAACAGATGCAACACTTCTGGATGAGAAATGCTAGGAGAGAACAGATGGAAAAGAATGCAACCACTCCTACTGATGCAATAAATAATGCACTACTAGAATTTAACAATGGCAGCAATGATCCCCCCAAGTCGGAAGAGTTGTTACAACTTCCGAGTGACAGAAATCAAGAAGGTACTTGACGGAGACACAATAGATGTTATAATAGACTTAGGGTTTGACCTAGCAAAGACCGAAAGGGTTCGTATTGCTGGTGTCGATACTCCTGAGAAACGTACACGAAATTTAGAGGAGAAAGCACTTGGTATTGACGCGACTGAATGGCTTAAAGACAAGCTCGAAGGTGCTATTGACGGTGACGATGACCTTGTTATTAGGACTGAACTTGTTGGTGGGGTCGGTAAATATGGTCGTCTTCTTGGGTGGCTTTATATCGGGGATTCAGACCTGTCGCTTAACGAACAAATGATTACCGAAGGATATGCTCACGCATATGATGGAGGTAAAAAAGATATGAACCTAGAAGCACTACGTGAGATACGTAGAGCACACGGTACACTAAATGAGGGTTAGGTAAAGATAAATAATAATGTATCATGGAGGTACAAATGAAAAGTATAGAAGACCACATTAAAAAAGACAAAGAAATAGTGGAAGATCCACTAGCAAATCCTGCAGCACGTAGACATGCTAAAGAAGAACTTCATGAGTTAGAAGAGTATGTCGAGCATCATAAAGATGAGATCGCAGCAGGTGATCATCACGATCCAAACGCACTAGAATTATTCTGTGACATGCACCCTGATGAACCAGAGTGCTTAGTATATGACGACTAAGTAATGAAAATTTTTATTGATTCAGCAGAAGTAAATGTAATACGTTCTGCATTTGAAACTGGTTTAATTGATGGGGTCACAACCAACCCCACCCTTATAAGAAAGAGTGGTAGAGATCCAGAGGATGTTTACCAAGAACTCATAGACATGGGCATCACAGATGTATCCATGGAAGTAGTAGGCAATGATGAGATCATGCTTGCTGAAGGTAGAAGACTTGCTAATAAGTTTGGTAAGAATGCAACGATCAAAGTACCCTGTACACCAGAGGGTCTATGGGTTTGCAAACAACTATCACCTGCTGTTAACGTAAACGTTACGCTTATCTTCTCACCATCACAGGCAATACTATCTGCTAAGGCAGGTGCAAAGTATGTCTCACCATTCGTAGGTAGAGTAGATGACAACTCATTCGGTGGTCTATGTCTGATCAAGGACATTGCCAACGTATACACTAGACAGAATGTATACACAGAGATACTTGCTGCATCCATCCGCAACGTAAGAGATGTGGGTAGAGCATTTGAGTATGGTGCTAACGTATGTACGATACCTCCTAAGGTATTCAATGGTATGTACAACCACATACTGACAGACAAAGGGTTGGAACTCTTCGATGCTGATTGGAAATGTGTCGAGTCCACAACTGTCCACTAAGGGTTGACAGATCAAAGGTATACTGTTATACTAAATAATAACGCTACAAAGGACTCGAAAGATCGTAACCCTTTGCGTATGTAAAAAAGACTCCCATGTCGGGGCAGTCTATCATCCGCAAGGGATTTTTTCTTGCGAGATACTTTTAAAAAAATGACTATTAACCAAAAAATCGCTGCAGTAGCAGCATCTCCATTCCTTTTCGCTGGTGCAGCTTTTGCTGGTCCATACGTTAATTTGGAAGCAACAGGTTCTTATCCTGATGGAACATATACATCTGGTGGATTAGAAGCAGTTGTTGGATACGAAGGAGAAACTCCTGGTGGTATCGGTTGGTACGTATCTGGTGGTCCTACAGTGACTCACACAGAATCTGCTGACGAGTTCGGTGACGTTGAGTTAATCGGATACCTTGGTGGATCTTACGATAAGTTCTACGGAGAAATCTCTGGTGTAACAACAGCAGCAGATGACATTGACTTCTCTGCAAAAGCAGGCGTTAAGTTCACATTCTAAGTCACAGTTGACTAACTTGAGACCTCTACATAGTAGGGGTCTTTTTTTATGTGATGAATTTAATCAAGCATCCGTTGTTTCAGATCAATATGATATTGATTTGCTCTCTTGTCTTCATAGAGTTAATGCATATCAACTATCACAGAACAGCACCACCTTGTCCTGTAGAGCAAGTGGAAAATGATTGGTAGTATATATACTGTTAGTAATTGCTAACATGATGGATCAGGATGAAGCGATGTTTGGCACAGAAGTCAAACAAAAACCAAAGAAGAAAATAAATTTGACCAAGTGGTTTGCCCTAGGTTTGGGTGGAGTGCTTGGTCTTTCTCATGTCGGTATGATAGGCATGATCAGTAGGAAGGATGGATTACCTGACCTAGACATACCTGTAGGACCTTACACCTCATACGTAGTGTCAGCAGACAAAGAGGGATATAAGATAAGTTATAGTGCTAATGATCCCAAGACAGCATTCATTACTAAGGACATTAAAGAGAAGGGTGGTTTCTTAGGATTAGCAACAGAGACAACTCAGATTACTGAAGAGTACTTCATGGATGGTGCAATCAACCAAGGTGGTTCAGTATCGAATCATAGATCGTGGTTAGATGGACAACCAGGTTTGACACAAGGTGAAGCAGCAGAGATAACTGCTGCCCGAAAAAGTGAAGCCTGTATCAAGGCAATCGGATCAGCAGAAGGTACAGGCAGGCTCGTGGGTACATCAATTGGTGCTAGTGCTGCTCCTACTCTCAGTACTATCCCCTTTGTTGGTTGGGTTGCTGCTGGCTGGGTGGCAATGTTTGGTGGTAATCAGGGAGCTGACATAGGTGGTAACATGGCAGAGGATCTTAACAAGAACTGTTGACACTAGGGAAATAATATAGTATACTCTCATCAGGAGATTCGACTTTTTGGTCCCCAGAAAGTCGGAAAAAAAATTCGGGAAATTTTTTTCTAAATAGGTTTTTTAAAGAGTTATGAACTTTACCGTATATTCAAGAGAAGGGTGTCCATATTGCACTAAGATCATTGAAATACTGAAATTAAAAGAATTCAAGTTTGTTGAATATAAGTTAGATGAGCATTTTGACCGATTTGCCTTTTATGAGGAATTTGGTGGAGGTGCAACATTTCCACAAGTTATGATTAACGGACAAAAAATGGGTGGATGTACTGAAACTGTTAAATATCTGCGAGAACATAATATGGTCTAATGGATAAAGAAGACGTACTCATTGACATTGTAGAAAACGCTGTCAATGACGCAATGTTTGCACATAAGCATAACTTTAAAATGTACGAGTATTTGATTCATAATAACCTTACCAAACGTGACGTGGCAGATTTCCTAGAGTGTGGAACTGCTAAAAACATCAAAATAACACTTGACGACCTCGATCTTATAATAGAAGGAGGTCATTCTGATATTAAGGAAGCATATCCAAATTGGAAGAAATCCGAAGCAAGAAAAATCAGAAAATATCTTAAATCAATTATTAGTGATGCTGAAAAATACAGGGATAAAAAGTCCAAAAGAGTTCGCTCTAAATAGGGGTATAGAGTTAATGTTACCGAGAAGGAGGGCGGTACGACCAAGCAATATTGATCGTACCTTTCGTTTATTGAACCGTTGGGTACGTATAAGGATCGACATACGTACGGAGGAAACCGATGGAAATTAACGTAATACTCTTCTTTTCTGGGGTAGGAATGTTTATAACTCTCTTATTAGGAGGGGTCATAGGGTGGCAATATCACGAGGCTGTGGCGAAGCATACATATAAGAGACAACTAGATAATTTACATCCTGAGTTCCTCGATGGTGGGGGATCCTATGTAAATGAAGAACTTCTCGCTGTTAGATTTGCAGATCCTGATGATTTTATTGACGACGACGATGAAGTGTGATATAATACTAAAAAAGTGACTTGATATGGCACCAAGAAAATTACCGAATGATGCACTTATAACAGAAATCCTTCAAAAGGTTTCTTCTGCTAAAACTAAAGCAGAGAAGGTAGATTTACTCCAAGAGTATAATCAAGATGCCTTACGTGCAATTTTAATCATCAATTTTGATGAAACATTAAAATTCCTTCTACCAGAAGGAGAAGTACCTTTTAAAGCAAATGATGCACCTGCAGGTACTGAACACACTCGTTTAACACATGAGTATCGTGGACTATACAGGTTCTTCAAAGGTGGAGACAGTTCTATTAAAGGAATGAAGAGAGAACAACTCTTTGTACAGTTATTAGAAGGACTTCATCAAGATGAAGCAAACCTTTTAGTAAGTGCCTGTAATAAGGATATACAAGCAAAGTACAGAATTACTAAGCAAGTAGTATCTGAAGCATTCCCATCAATTGAGTGGGGCAATAGAGGATGATTTGGGAAAGTAACGAGGAAGTTGCTAATCTCAAAGACAAATATCGTGTTACCATCTTACATAATGCATGTGAGATATCTAAAGCACATGATAAAAAACTTCCAACAAATGCATGTTTAGTTCATTACCTAGACATGAAAAAAGGAGAAGAACATTACTCCGACCATTACGATATAGTGATGGGTAATAAAGTAGACATTTTCGACTGTTACTATGACAAAATCGGATCAAAACACCTCAAATCAATCGGATTCTGCGGAGGAACAATTTCTCCAGGAAATTTCGATACCAAAACATATCTCTCGAAAAGCAAATGATCTCTTCAAAGAGAAGAAAAAAAATCCAAAGGATTTCTTATTTGAAGCAGATCCTAAAGGTCAAGACATTGACGACCTAGCGGATAATTTGTTTGAGGCTTTATATGATCACACAAATAAATAGTGATATAGAACTATTGGATCTTTTAAAAGAGAGCGAACGCACTGGGGAAACTCAGACGATGCGTTCATTTTTGCTCTTTTGGAATCAATATCCA